ATCCAAATCTGCTAGGAAAGAACTTTCGGAAGAACTACAAAACATAATTTCAATGGAGGATATAAAGTTTTATTTTCTTTTTGATAGGGAAAGTATACACAGCGCAAATATACCTATTGAACTAAAGGATTTTATTTTTAAACCCAATCCTGAACATTCTTCAATAAAGTTAGAATATAATAAAGAAAAGAACGAAGAAAAGTCTGTTGATTTTATGGATTTAGATTCCATTTTGGAAAAAATTGACCAATATGGACTGGAAAGCCTTAGTGAGGATGAAAAAAAATTCTTAGATGAGTTTCAAAATTGAACTTTTCTTCGTATATTTACAACTTATACCTAAAGAACATACGCATGACTAAACTGATTTTAATTAATACCGAAGAAATCCAAAACTACATCAAAGACATTAGAAAAATTAAGGTTATATCCCATGAGAGACAAAATGTAATATTTAAAAGGTTATCAGATAAATCAATTAATAAAACTGAAAGACAATCACTATTAAATGAACTTGTGGTTGGTAATTTAAGATTCGTAATTAGTGTGGCTAAGTCTTACCAAAATAATGGTATGGAATTAATCGATTTAATATCCGAAGGTAATTTGGGTTTAATTAAGGCGGCAGAAAGGTTCGACCCAAATAGTGGGTATCGTTTTATATCCTACGCTGTTTGGTGGATTAAACAATCCATTATGTCGTCTTTAAATGAGAATTATAGAATGATAAGGTTACCATCAAATATCATTCAAGACAATAATAAGAAAAAAAAGAACGAAACGTTCACAGAAACCCAATTTTTTATAAATTATGACGAAAGTGATGGTGAGGTTATTTTACCACATTGTGTCAATTTACACAATGAAATAAATGAAGATGGTGAACAACTTTTAGACACAATACCGAATCCAAATGCGGAAAATCCAGAGGACATTCTGAATACCCCCGAAGAAATTAAGAAAAGAGTTTCAATTATGTTGTCTGTTTTAGATGATAGAGAAAAAGTAATCATTGAAAAATCATACGGATTAAATGGGGTCGAAATGAATTTGGAAGATTTAGGGGAAGAATTTGGATGTACAAAAGAAAGAATCAGACAATTAAGAGATAAGGCACTTAAAAAATTAAGAAACGATAGTTACGGACTATTAAACTATTTATAAAAAAATAAAATATGAAACACTTTATTGAAAAAAACTTTATTGTTATTATAGCAGTATTAACTCTTCTAACTTTTTTAAAAAGTTGCGGAGATGGTAGAGAATTATCAAAAATAAGAAAAGAAATAGAAACAATTAAAGATTCGACTTATACAAAAGAAGAACTTAATGTTCGATTAAAAATTGAAGGATTGAAATCCGAAAAAAGGATGATTCAATCCACGGATAGAAAAATTTTAGATGTAAATCGTCAAACACAAATAGATGAAGAAATAAATAGATTAGAAAACAGTATTAAATGAATAATTGGTTTAAAAAAAATTATAAAACAGTAATAATATTAGCGTTTCTTATTCCAATTATAACCGTTGCAATTGTTTCAATTTCTCACGTCACAAAATGGTACGGAATATCTAACCCATTAACTTGGGCGATTTATTTATCAATAGGAATTGAAATTGCAGCGTTGTCTGCACTCGCAGCGATTTCTGCAAATATGGGGAAAAAAGTTTATTTCCCATTTGGAATTGTAACATTAGTTCAATTCATAGGTAATGTTTATTTTGCCTATTCATACATTGACATACAAAGTCCCGCTTTTATTTCTTGGGTCGAACTTTTTTCTCCTTTATTAGAGTTAATTGGTGTTGAATCTAACGATTATGTTGGACACAAAAGATTTTTAGCATTTTTTGCTGGTGGTATGTTACCAATAATATCTCTGTCTTTTTTACACATGTTAGTTAAATTTGTACAAGAAGAAAGAGAAAATGAACATAATAGTCTTTTAATAAATGCACCAATCGACAATGGGTCCGTTGTAGAAGAAACACTTGTAGTGGAGGAACCCGTTGTAGAAGAGACACCAGTAATTGAAGAAACACTTGTAGTGGAGGAACCTATAGTTGAACCTGTTGTAGAAGAAGTACCTGTAGTCGAACCAGTTGTAGAGGAATCACCTGTAGTGGAGGAACCTGTTGTAGAAGAGACACCAGTAATTGAAGAAACACCTGTAGTGGAGGAACCCATATTTGAACCCGTTGTAGAAGAAGTACCTGTAGTTGAAGAACCTGTTGTAGAAGAGACACCAGTAATTGAAGAAACACCTGTAGTGGAGGAACCCATATTTGAACCCGTTGTAGAAGAAGTACCTGTTGTAGAAGAGACACCAGTAATTGAAGAAACACCTGTGGTGGAAGAACCTATAGTCGAACCAGTTGTAGAAGAGGCACCAGTAATTGAAGAAACACTTGTGGTAGAAGAACCTATAGTCGAACCATTTGTAGAGGAAGTACCTGTGGTGGAGGAACCCGTTGTAGAAGAAATTCCCATTGAAAATAATGAGGAAGAAAAAAAAAACTAGAAGAATTAGACAACCAAATAGCGGAGGAATTATTGGGAAATTATGGTTTGGAGAATGGACAAGAAATAAATAACAATACAGAAAATGGTGAATCTTCTGTTGTGACTAAAAAATTAACTAGAAATGTTGGAAATACACAACGTAGAAGGTTTAGATGATAAGAAACTAAATATTGTTCGTAGAAAAACAAAAAAAACACAAATTTTACTATACGATACTGGTAGAAGAAGTGATGATTTTATTAGTAAAATAAAATATAGAAATTTGGGGAAATACGATGAGATTCCCCATTACATGGTCACAAAAATTGGTACGATATACCAATTTTACGATACCAAATTTTATTCAAAAACATTTGGGGATTCTATAATAGATAAGCAATTTATAAAAATTGCAATTGAAAATTTGGGATGGTTGACTAAAAACACTATAACCGGATTTTTAAACAATTGGATTGGTGACCCGTATAGGTCAGAACCTTTTATAAAAAATTGGAGAAACCATTATTATTGGGACAGATATATCGATGAACAACTTATAACAACAGCAAAATTGTGTGAATTTTTATGTGAATTACATGATATCCCCAAAAAAATAGTACCATCTCAAGGTTATATTGAAAATGTTGTTAATTTTAATGGTGTCTCATGTAAATCCAATTTTTCAAATATTTATACAGATATAAACCCATCATTTAATTTTAGACTATTTTTTAATCATGAACAACAATAAAAAAAACGGATACGATGAAATAAAGACAATGTTAAACACATTAAGAAATCTTAATGAATCGAAACATTTTACGAAACCGTTAATTAATGAGCAAAAAGAAAATATTGATTCTGACACCAATATTGATAAAGAACAATTCGATAATATTGAAATAGTTAATGATGTTGAAGTTAAATTACTTTCAACGGACCAAGAAGATGTTAAATTAAAAGAAGCGGATAAAACATCAATAAGTCAAATCATAGACTTATTTAGACAACAAGTTTCACAAATAGCCGATTTAGACCCTGGTTTTACTGTTACTGAAAATCAAGTAAGACTTGATGGTGTTTTAACTGAAACCGAAATAAATTTTGTATTAATTGCTGGTAATGAAAGTGGGTTATATATTAACAGTGATATGTTGGAAATTGATGAGGAAACAAATAGTATGTTAGAAAAATTATTTAAATTTAAAACAACATTTGTTACATCAATGGAACCATTAATAAAAGATAGAATGTCGTACTAATGCCTCTAACTAACTCCGATATAAAAGAAATTGAAAAAATCACCAGAAAAGAAATGAAAGATTTTCTGGAATCCACACAGGCACATACTATTGTCACAAAAATAATACAAAAAGAGATTGGGACGAAAGATATTGACGATAAGATTGTCGATTTATCTTCTAAAGTGGTTGTAGAATTGTTTAAAACATTATGGCAACGTAAGTCTTTTTGGGAACAACCAATAAAAAATGTTAAGTAATGGAAAATAAAAAAAGACCAAATATTAGTGGTGAAATGGATGAATTTCAAAGATTGTCTCAAGAATTAAGTAGAGACGAAAATATTGAAATTTCGGTAGAAGACATTGTTAAATCTTTTGAAAACGCTGAAGAAAAGACATTGACCAAAGATATTTGGAAAAAACTAGAGAACACTGAATCAAATGAAATCGAAAAGGGGGACATGGATTCGGTTATTAAAGTTGCCAAAAAATATAATAAAACTAATCCAAAAAAACTTGCACAATCTCTAAAGTCAGGGGATTATTCAAGACCATTAATATTAAAATTGGGGGATAGATATATTTTAGTTGCGGGAAACACTAGACTATGCACATCTGCAGCTTTAGGAATAGAACCTAAAGTTTTTATAGGTAAAATTAATATGGATGGTGAACTAAATGAAAAATGGTCTGAAAAAATGGGAAATAAAACATATTCTAAAGAGGAAATATCGAAACTTATAAATCAAGCACATAAAGGAATTACCAGAACTAAAGGAAAAGAATACGCTCCAACGTCACACGAAATCCAAAAATGGATTGACAACCATCTTTCAAAAGAAGAGGATGTTTCTGAGAAATGGAGTCAAAAGTACAAAGATTCAATAGACTGTAATAATCCAAAAGGATTTAGTCAAAAGGCACATTGTCAAGGTAAATTAAAGAGAGATACGAAAGAATCTATGGGTGCGGACTCATCGGGTTCTTTTGAGGCACCTTTAAAAAACGCACCAATAGTAAAAAGAAAAATAAATAAAATACATAATTTTGAATCTGATTTGGATGAGGCAACTGATTCGAGTTCTTCTGGACAATATGACGTTTCTTTTAGTTCAGGTAGGTCAAATCCATTGAAAATAAATGGACCTGATAGCATAAAAACAAGTAGAGCCGTTAAAGATAAAAATTTTCCAAAATACGGAGGACCAGGTGGTGTATTCGTAAAAGTAAAAGAAAAATGTAAGAAATACCCCTATTGTAATCAAGGTGACATAAAATCACTTGAATTTTTTGAAAAAGAAGGATTGGTTGAATCGGCTAAAAATGTATCGAATAAAACAGGAATTCCATATAAAATTGTTGAAAAATTGATACTAAACGAAATTAAAGAATATTTATTAAGTAAATGAAAAAGGATTTATTAAATATCATAGAAGAATCATTAATTAATGAGGTTAAAAAAACCATAATTAAGGAATCTAAGGACCAAAAAGAATATTATCACATTATGTGTGAAGGGGAACCCATTGACACTTTCGAATCAGAGGAAATTGCGATGAAACACTTAGATATCTATAAGAAAAATCATCCCGAAAAAGAATTCATAATTGAAAAATCAAATTATAAATCACCATCTGAATTAATTGATAAATTAGATAAGATGAGTGAAGAATTAGAAGAAAATAAAATAGAAAAACCAATGAAAAAAGTTAAAGTATCTAGTTTAGCGGAAGCCATTATGATGGCGAAAAATAAAAACCAAAAACATATTAAGGTGAATGGGGAATCCTATGATGTAAACGAAATGTGGAAATCATTAGAGGAAGAAGAAACCGATGTTGAGGAATCTAACGCCTTTGTTTTAGCTGCTGATGCCGCTAGAGATGCTGGCAAAAAAGAGTTTGAATTTCCTAAAGGTAGTGGTAAAATGCACAAAGTTACTTTAACAAAAGACATTGAAACCAAAGAGGGTAAAATGGGTCAGTGTAGTGAATGTGGAGGTATGATGAACGAAGAAGGCACGTGTAATGAATGTGGTACTGGAAATATGAACGAAACCAAAAAAATAAAATTAAGATTAACTGAGAATGAGTTAATTTCATTAATCTCTAAAATGGTGGAGAGTTCAAAAAAAATGATGAAAGAATCAGTGCCAGGGTTAGAGGTAACAAAGAAAGCCCAATCAGGTTCAAAGAAAGAAAATGAAAGTAATTTAAAAGATGTTGAACAAAAATTAAAAAAGGCATCGTCTTTTGATGGTAACGACAATCCTGAATTTCCTAAACAAATTGGAAAAGGTGAAAAAATGACAATAAAAACAACTGAAGAACAAGATGAAATAATTGCTGACACTAGAGGTGGGACAATGATTGATTTGGATTATGATTTCGAACCTTCAGAAAATTTTAAAAAAAGATTAAAAATGGCATTAGAAGGTGATACTAAAATGGGTAATTCTCATGAGGCCGCTAATGTGGTAAAAAAAGATACAGGTGAAAACCTGTTAAAATCTTCAAATAGAAAGAAAGAAAAGGCATCCAAAAACGCTGAAATTAGTTGGGGTCATAGTTGGAAAACACCGGAAAAAGTTGTTGTTGTAAAAGAATCTAAAAAAGATAATAAACAAACCATAATCGAAGAAGAAATTAAAAGAATGAAAACAATTTTGGGATATAATGAATCAACCCAATAATTAATATTAATCTTTATTTTCTATTCTTTTTTATTATTATATGAATATGTTATGGAAAATAAAGAAAATCAACTTGAATTAGATTCAACAGATAGATACAAACATCAAATAGATATTTGGTATAGAACATATAATATTAATCGAGATAAAATTGTATTGTTTTCTGATTTCCTTTCGTCTTTACATAACTTAGTTGAATCAACTTTTTTAGGTGAAGATGTTTTATACGATGAAGTAGACCAAAGAACCCATTTTAATTGGTGCTGGAAAAAAATAATATCTGATTTTGAAAAAGAAAAAATTTTCTTTAAAGAAAATGGTTCTCATTACGAATATTTTTGGAATTTCTTTTTTGAAGCCTTTTACATCAATAAATTAGACGATAAAGAAACCAAAGTATTTGAATACTTTCATAAATTATTTGATTTTACGTATAAAAAATCTAGGTCAGAATTAGATATTTTAACAGAAGTTTATAAATTATTGGACCAAAACTTGAAAAAGTAATTTTTTTCCGTATATTATATACAAAAACGGAAAATGGAAACACTAAAAATAATTAAAGACTTAGTGGAGAAACTATCTATTGACTCTACTAAAGTTTTTGAAAAGGGAAATAGAAGTGCGTCGGTCAGGGCCAGAAAATATGCACAAGAAATCAGAGAAATAATGCCTAAATTCAGGAAAGAAATTTTAAACGAAATTAAGAAAAATGATAATTAATATCTCAATATTTCTTTCTGTTTTAAGTATAATTTACTTACTAAGGTTTCTTTTTGAATTTTGCATAAAGTTTTTTTCTGAGGAACCCACTATCATAAAAATCTCAAAAACGGATGTTGTTTTTTTATATTTATCGATTTCATATTTAATAACCTTTATAATTGTTTGGCCAAATGTTTGATAGTATAAGATTTTTAAGACCATATTTTTTCTCTTTAAGAGAAATCGAAAATAATGTTAGTTTGGATATAAAACTACCCGTTACATGGAAATTTGAAACAATTATATCGCAATATAAATCGGTAAAATACAAAGTTCAAGATAAGAATGAAAAATTTAATTTGGTATCGATTATAAGTAATGCGACCGCTGATGGATATGAAATAGCATTTTCTTGTGCAAACGAAATAATTACAGTTAATAAAGAGAATGAAGAAAAACAAAAACTTTTGCAATCAAAAATAAAAGAACTTGAAATTTTATTTCAGCACCAATCTTTGGAAAAATTAAGAGACTTATCATTTATAGAAAATGCAAGACAAGAGAATACAACAGGGATTAGAATGGTTGATGAAGGAAGTGGAGAAGGACAATTTGGAAATCAAGACGATAAAGAATCAGATGATTGACGAAATAAAAAAAATAGATAAAACAAAAATGTTTACCCCAAAACAAAAAAATAAAATTGGTTTTTGGGAAAAAATATCAATAATACTTGGTTATGGAAAAAAAAGGTGAATTACTAAACCAAATAGCAATAATATCGGATTTAATTGAAAAGATGAATTTAAAAAAAATCTCATCTACAATTGTTTTTGAATTGGAGAATGATGTTTTTGAATCTACTTTCAAATACGTTAATAAGTTACAACAAAACAATATGATTAAACCCAATAAAACATTCACAATTAAAATTGGTGAAGTTGATATCATCTTTAATAAGAGTAGTGTCTAAATAGTTCTCTTCTCTTATATCCCTTTTCTTCTAAAATTTTATATAGATTTTTTCTTTGAATTGTTGTGATATCTCGAACAAAAATAAAGTTTGTTTTCTTTTTTTTCAAAACATCTTCTCTTATTAGTTCAAATAATCTTGATGCATCTTTTATATTTTTATTTCCAAATAAAAATATTTCATCGTCAATTTGCACAAATACTTTGTTATTTAAAGTGAAAATTTGACCGATACCGTTCATTGATAATATTTGTTCTAAAACTTCGTGATATCTAATCCTCGATTTTTTTTGAAAATCATATATTAATTCCTCTTTCCAATAAGGTATTATTTCTTTAATTCTATATTTTTCATTCTCTATTTTAGCCTCAACCAATCTTCCTAAACTATCTCTAACATACGTATTTTTTGCCCACCTATTGTTCGTAAAAATTAATGCCAATTCAAATATGGCATCTTGATTTCTTTTTGTTATCTGTAGCTGTACAAATCTGGGTTTTCTTTCTGTTTTATATTCATACCAATGTTCATAGATAGTTGTCCTTTTCATAGAACGACTAAAAATTTTTATTCTTTTTTTGTTACAAAATAAAACAATGAAATATTTTCCTTTTTTCATATGAATAGTTTAATTAAAGAAAAAAAACCATATATACCAAACATACTCCATACTACTATAAATATTTTTACAACATTTTCCATTTTATTTGTGGCATGGTTTACACTACCAATGGTTACTGGTGATGATTGTTTTTTCTTTTTACACGATTGACATGACATAATGTTAATAATTTACACATTAAATAAGTATTTATCAATTAACTATTTTGATTTATGTTTTTTTTTGGTTATATTTTATCTACAATTAATCGATAATGATAAGTTATATTGGAGGAAAGGCCAGAATCGGTAAATGGATTGTACCATATATACCAAATGATATAGAAACATACGTAGAGGGTTTCTCGGGTATGTTCTGGGTGTTTTTTAACATGGACTTGGATAAGTATCCAAATTTAAAAACGGTCGTTTATAACGACTATAATAGGTTAAATGCAAATCTATTTAAATGTTCAAAACAATATGATAAACTATGGGAAGAATTATCTAAATACCCATGCCAACAATTAGGTGTTGAAGATACTCCTCCTGAATATGAAAACATGTTTAATGAGTACCAAAAAGAGGTTTTTAATAGTGATTTGGTGATTGGAGAAGAACCGAATTTTGAAATTGCTGCAAAATATGTTTATGTTTTAACTCAAGTTTTTTCTGGTTCAAAACCGGAAACATCAAAATATACGGACTATAAAGGTAAATATAGGTGTAAGGTTTTGATTTTTATGGACAAGTTAAAACACCCAAAATATAGAGAACATCTTGACAGAATAACTTTTATCGAAAATCAAGATTTTGAAACTGTAATAGAAAAATACGACTCACCAACAACATATTTTTACATGGACCCACCGTATTGGAAAACTGAGAACTATTATTCAAATCATGTTTTTACAAGAAAAGACCACTTTAGGTTATCAAAGTCTTTATCTAATATCTCAGGTAAATTTAGTTTGTCGTATTATGAATTTGAAGACTTACATCTTTGGTACCCAACAGATGGTACCGCAATAAACTCAAAAGGACAAATGTTACTTTTCCAACCAATTAAATATAGATGGGAACAACAAACATTTAAAAAAGCGGCAGCGGCTAAAAAAGATGGTACTCAAAATGACGGTGTTGAATTACTTATTATGAATTATTAGTAATGAATTTCTCTAATGAAGTATTAATCTACATACAAACACTAAAAAATTTCTTTAATACAAATGAAGAAGCAAAAGTGTATTTTTTGTCTAATTTAAATGAAAATGAATTTTTTGACGCGATAATGAAAACTGCACAAAATAATTTTGAAAAAAATGGTGAACCAAATTTAACAGTGGAGCAGTTTGAGTTTTTAAGAAAATTATTGGTTACATTTAATAAATTAGAGGAAGAAAATCAAGAAAACTTCATATTTGATTTTAAATCAAAAAACTTTAAATTTTACTACAAATAAAAAATAGTTGACAAACCAACTTTACTTGTGGATATTTATAACATTGACGAGGAATTAACAAAAGTAGATAATAAACAAAAAATTAAATTTTAAAAAAAACAAAAAATGATTACAGTAACAGTAGACGAATTAAATGAAATGAAAAAAAATGGAGAAAAAGTACTTGTCGACTTTTTCGCCTCTTGGTGTGGACCATGTAAAATGTTATTACCAAGATTAACTGAAATGGAAACTGATTTTCCAAATGTTAAATTTGTTAAAATAGATGTTGACCAAAACAGAGAAGGTTCAATTGACTACGGAATTCGTGGTGTACCAACCGTTCTAATTTTTAACGGTACAGAAGAACTATCGAGAACTAGTGGTGTAAGGCCCGACCAATTTTATAAAGAAATTTTAAACACCCTTTAAAATGGCAAATCAAGTATTACTTTTTACATTAAACGGATGTGGGCATTGTAAAACTCTAAAAGAAAGATTAAACAAAGAATCCTTACCATTCACCGAAGTTGAAGTTGGTAAAAATCAAGAATTATGGAATAAAATTGTTGAACAAACAAAAAATCAATTTTTACCAGCATTCTATATCAAACAAGAAGGGACTAATAAAGGCCCATTTTTCTGTCCTGAAAAAGATTTCAAAAGTGATGATGAGGCGGTTAATATTATCAAAGGGTATATGGTAAAAAAAGAATTGGGTAATTAACTTTTCCCCTTTTACATTGTAAAATCATCTTTACCTAATCTTGATTTAGCGCCAAGTTGGTTAATAAACCATCCTTTATATTGACCATATACTCCTGAGAAGTGACATGGTCCTAAGACACCAATCATTTTTTCAAAAATGTATCTATCACAATCTTTTGTTTGTGGTGATGGATACCATATATTATTATCAACAAACGCACTTCTACTAAATGAAACCTGAGAGCCATCAACCCTACACGATGGAGAAATTGGTTCCCTATAATGATTTAATGATGATGTATTAAAACTTTTATCTGAGGGTTCTTCTACAGATTCACGATAAGTCTCAACCTCAGGATTAAAAAATTTAACATGAGAGTAACACCATGATTTATCTGAATTTTCATTGTAAAACTTATTTAAGTTGGTTAGATAATCAGGAAACAACGCATCATCATCACACATAACAATAACGTAATTCGCGTCACTTTCTTGAATTGCTCGATTCATATATGCACCATGAATACTACCACCTTGTCTTTTTTTATCTTCTGCGGTGTTGTTAATATAATAAAAAGTAAATTTATCAATGATTGAGGAGCAAACCTCTCTAACCACCTCTTCACCTTTATTAATTGACCCATCATCAATGAACCTAACTTCAAAATTTTTATAATTCAATTCCATAATCGAATTAAGGGCGTTTAAAACAATTTTTGGTCGTTCATAATAAACCAATATGATTAAAAATTTATTCGTTTTCATATGCACCAGTAATAGATAAATTAGTTCCGTTAATATATTCGGTTTCAATGATTGTCGACACTAAGTTTGACATTTCACTAACCATACCAAGTCTTTTAAGAGGTATCATTTTTAAAACATTTGATAATACTTCTTGAGGTACTTTTTCCGTTAAGCCACCATCAAAATACCCTAATTGAATTGAGTTTGATGTGATTCCGTATTTAGAATTTTCTAACGAATATGTTCTGATTAGATTATCACAAAAAGACTTAGATGCCGAATATATTCCTGTACCTCTAATTGGGTTTTTAGATAAGACCGATGAAATGTAAATCACCCTACCAAATTTTTTTTCTCTCATTTTTTCAGTAGAATGTCTTAATACATTTAAGAAACCAAAAATATTTACACCAACCTGTTCCGTAACCATTTCATTTGTTTGTTTATGAATTAACCCATCGTAGTTTTTGACCGATAGGTAAATAATAATATCAAAATCAATAGACTCCAAAAATTTTTTAACCCTAACTTCATCAGTCACATCGCATGTTTTCGAACCGATAGATATACATTCATATCTTTCACTAAGATATTCTTGCAATTTAGAACCTAAACCTCCGGTTCCACCAAATAATAAGATTTTTTTCATTTATTTATTGTGTTTATATTCTCTTATGTTTTTTTCTGTAATGTTCTTTTTTGAAAATTCACCTTTCCATGCTTCTGAAAACATTGGTGAATAGTACACATCACAATCGTCATAGTAATAATGAGTTACCTGTGAGTAACGAGTACTATTCGGGTCTCTAATAACGTCGCCACCATGAATTAAATTTGATACCCATAAAAGTGCTTGACCTTTTTTACAAATTAAAGGTTTAACTTCCAATTTTTGAACATCAACTAATTGTCTAATAAATTCTTCATATTCTGAATAACTATCGAATTGTTTACCATACTCAGGAACTTTAATTTTTAGGTCGTAAAAATCAAATATTGGTAGCTTATGTGAACCCGGTACATAGAGTAATGAACCGTTTTGGTCCGTCATATCTTCTAATGCAACCCAAACCGCCGTTAACCATCTATGTGGCATGGAATCAAAATGTATTAAATCACTATGTAGTGGTTGATTTGAACCATAATTAAAGGTTATTGTTTGAAATGGGTACGGTTCTCTCTTATAAAATAACCTAAGAATATCCATAACAATAGGATTTAAAGAAAGAGATTGTAACATTTCACTTTCTTTCCAACCTTCAAATATTCTTTTACCTTTAGAATAATGATACCCATCCGCTTGGGTAACCACTGTATCTTGTTCATTTAATCTATCAATTTCTTTTTTAAAGTTATCTATTTGTTCATCGGTCAAACCCAAATCTAAAACGATATAACCATCTCGGTTAAGTTTATACGCTAATTCTTTTTGTTCTTCGGTTAAATCCTGATGTTTAATTAATTCATTAAAAAATGGGGATTCAAACCACGGCCAATTCATCGCCTCGGAATCTTGTTTATAATTTTTCATTTTTAAAAACCTACTTTATAAATTATTTCTAATTCTTCGTTATTTTTTACATAATTATTTTTTTGACCTGCATGAGATTGGAAATTTAAACAATATGGAGAATATGACGGGTGATTTTTAATTTCCATACCTAACCTAACAAATCTATTAGTAAAATCAATTTCATATTTTTCAAGTTTATCATATCCATCATTTAAACTTGATGTCATATTTAAAAAATTTTTAATTTCATCAATCGACCTTGATTGTAAAAATTTATTAGTTGAAGTTAATCCACAACCACCACCAGAGTGTTTCGGGTGAAATGAAATTGACATTGGAGCCAATGAAACAAATCCTAAATTATCATCACTATCTAAAAAGTCAATGAAATCTTTCATATATTCGTTCTTATAAACTAAAACATCGTCTTCACAAAAAAACCAATAATCATAGTCGTTTTTGTATTTTAAAAACATATCATAATAACCTCCAAAAGAACCTCCTTTATTGTCTCTACTCTCCACAATAATTTTACCGTTTTTTGTTTCAACATTGTGATATGAATTTAATATATTGTTACTTTCAATATTGTTGCAATTATTGTTAACAATAATAACATCTGTCGGTACACCATTTTCAATATTGAGTTCGTTTTCAATCATTAGTTTTAAAAACTCAATTACGTTTTGTGGTGTATTGTAAACCGACCTTCTGTTACCAAAATATGTGCAAATAATCTTTGCACATGTTTTATTTTTGTTTGATGAAATTTGGGTCATTTGATAATTTAATTACGTTTTCCTTATTTCTGGATTTATGAAATTTTAAAGGATTACCAATATACACCGACCATTCGTTTAATTCCGATTTTGAATAAACAAAACTACTGGCACCAATTGTACAACCTTCAGGGAAAGTTACACCTGGTAAAACAACAACGTCTGAGGCGATTCCCGAATAATTTTCAAATTTGATATCACCCCTAAAGATTTTATTGTTACCCCAAAATTCATTTACGGGTCCAAAATCACCACTGTAATCTTCGGATGCGCAAAATAACTTTGAACCATAACCAATAAAATTCCATTTTCCTAGTGTTATTTTATGTTGTGTACCACCACCTAAAACAGCATGTGAACATATCTGAGCATATTCCCCAACTTCTAATGCGGTGGTTATTAAACAAAATGGGTCTATTCTTACATTATCACCCAAATAAACATTTTTTGGATTTGTGAATATTACATTGTGACCAATAAAGACATTACTACCACAATAACCCAAATCCTTTTTTATTTCTTCATTCCATCCAACCATATCATTACTATTTTACCATCCCTTTTTAATACAATCCACAATATATTCTCTTTGTTCTTCGGTAACCCACCAACCAACAGGTATAGAAACCACTTTACCGATTATTTTATCTAACGTTGGTAATGGAGAATTATAATTTTGCACACAACTATGTTTATCATTTCTTTCATGTACTTGAGATACGACTATATTACATTCTTTCATCCATCTATAAAATCCTTCCCTATTTTCAACTAACATACTATAAATCCAAAATGCAGATTCGTGACCCTCATGTCTTGTTAATGTTGTTAACCCATTAATATTATTTAAATTTTCATCATAAAATTTCGCGTTAGATTGGTGGGTGTCAACTATATTTTTTACATGTTTTAGATTTTCAATACCAACCGTTGCACAAACATCATTCATATGGAATTTAAACCCCCATTCTTGAATATCGGCTTCACACCTAAAATCTTTTCTATTAGAGTTTCTATCAATACCATACCATCTTAATAACTTCGCTCTTTCATAAAGTTCTTTGTGAGGTAGTAATAATAAACCACCATCAATTGAGGTTATGTGTTTAATTGCTTGCAAACTATACATCACCATATTTCCATGGTTACCCAAACGTTTTCCTTTATACTTTGAACCGAATGAATGTGCCCCATCTTCAATAACCGCCGGTTTAAAACCATATAATTCAAAACATCTATTTTGAATTTCTTTGATTTTATCCAAATCATTTGGATACCCACCCCAATGGACTAACATGATTATTTTAGTTTTGGGTGATAATTTTCTCATTAAATCATCTAAATCTATATTTAAAGTAGATGGGTCAATATCTACCCATTTTATTTTCAAATTATTAGCTAAAGTTGGAAAATTTGAAGCAGTACAGGTTAACGATGTTGATAAAACTTCATCACCATTTTCAAGACCCGGCCATTTATCTGTTTTGTTTTTTAATAAGTGTAAGGCCAAATGTAGACCACTGGTACCTGAGTTTAACGTTACCACGTAATCTCTATCAAAGTAATTTTTTAAGTCGTTTTCAAATTTTTCAACTTTTTCACCTTGACCTATATACCCACTATTTAGTACTTTTGTAACTTCAGATGAAGCGGTTTCTGACATAAACACTTTAAATAGTTGAATCATTTCTTTTTGCATATTTTTTAATTTAAAATAACAATATTTTTTATTTTTTTCAAGTTTTGTTTTATAAAAGGTTCTAACCTTTCTTTGAAATCACTTGACATCTTTTTATTTTTTTCTTCATGGTCATTTCTTGATTGTGATTCGTAGTGGTATGCCACTGATTTACCAGATATAAAATTTTTATAACCAAAAATTTCACATTTTAAATTTAATTCAACATCTTCAAAACATTCAATATAATTTTCATTAAACATGTCACATTTTTCAAATACTTTTTTATGAATCATCATAAAACCTCCAGTATTACCAATTACGTTTTTTGTGTTTGTTGTATAATTGTAATAAGAATTAAAACCATGGTGAGTTATCCTAACATTATTTATTTTCTCTAATCCAATTAAAACACCATCATGTTGAACAGTATTGTCTCCGAAATGAAGTCTGGCACCAACAGTACCAACATTTTTATTTTCTTTAAAAATCAACAACATGTTATAAATCACGTTGTTTAATAATTTAATATCGTTATTACAAAATAAAAGGAATTCATAATTATTTGAAATGTAATTTTTCACAACGTCATTATTAATCTTTGCAAAATTGTAGTAATCATATTCAATTAGTTTTATATCACCTAATGTTAAAATATTTTCTTTTATCCATTTTTTTTCATCATCAGTTGAACCTGTGTCAGCAATGAATATGGTAAATAGGGTAGAATTACAATGGTCATAAAATGATTTTATACAATCGTGCAACATCTCAACTTTTCCTTTGGTTGGGATAATTACAGCAACTTTTCCAATGTTTTTTAATGGTTTTTCTTTGACATTTTCAACATAAATTTTTTCAGGTTTCAAATCTAATGGTAGTTTATTTCCCCATTTTTGTAAAAATCTTTCTTTAGATTCAAAAAATTCTTGGTTTGGTTGACCAACTGATTGGTGAGTAATTTCAAATGAAGATGTAACACCAATTTTAACACCGTCTAAATAATTCGGTAAACAAAACGAATGGTCATAAAAATGAAATTTACCAATTGTTTCATCAAAAGAATGTTTGATTTTTGTTTTATTAAATGATATAAATAAACCATCAATTGTAACAACGGGAATTAATTCGGGCAATTTAGTTGAATATCGACTTAACCATTTTTTTTGACCTTCTGGTTGATGGTAAACTTGTCCAACCATTGTTTGTTGCATACGTTCCCAATAAACACCGGATTCAGGAAAATAACAAGAGCCAGCTTTACCTATAATACCATAATCACTGTTTGATTCAAAATCTTTAAGTATTTTTACACCCCACCCTGTTTCTAGTTTAATATCATTGTGGACACATACAATGATTTCATATTTAGACTCACTAATTCCTCTGTTATAAATTTCTGCAAGTGAATATTGGTTAAAATTTTCGTATTCAAGAATTTCAAAATTTTTAATACCAATAGTTTTTGTTAAATGGTCTTTAAAAGTTTTATTATAGTTCGTGTCTTTGTGTGTTGAGTAGATTATTGTTATCATAATTTTTTTTTTAACAAATATACAGAATAAAATTTAAAATTTAGAACCTTTGGTTACCAACTCATTGTGGTTATCAATTTCCTTTTTAAATTCTTCTTTATTGATGTATAAATCGAGGGCCCTATTTACCAATTTTTGGAAATTTATTCTAGCACCCATACTTTTTGCTTTAAATCTATCATAAATGTCGTCAATCACAATGACGCTAGTTAATTTTGTTTGATATTTTGGCATGATTATATATTTATATATTTATATATATATTTTTAATAATTAAAAAAAAATTACACTTTTATGTGCAATTTTTATTGAGGAGTCTGTTCTTCGTTTGACTCATTAGTTAATTCTTCAATCTTATCAATGATTTCATTGATTTGTTTGTCCATTACTGTTATTTCTTGAGGAGAACTATTTGTAGTTCCTTCTGTTAATTGTACAGTGATTGTTTGATTGTTAACTGCTTGATTGTTTTTTTTACATCCGCATCCGGCCATAATTAGTGTTTTTTTATAAATATTTGGTTTATTGAAAATAATTTACTATATTTTTGATGAAAAAATATTAAAATACAAACAAAAAGTAAATGGAAAAAGATTTTAAAATCGTAAAAAGTGTCCAACATTCAAACTATGAGGCGATAAAAAACATCATGGAACTCTATGGTATAGAGAGATTTGACTTAGATTGCACCTACTCAAAAGGTAATTTTTGGAAAAATTTACCTGAACCATTACATAAAACCGACTTGTATCCGCATTATGAACATGTTATTGAGGCGAATTCTGAAAATTTACCATTCGAAGATGGTTCGATGAAAAGTATTATGTACGACCCGCCTTTTGTTATTGCGGGAAAAACATTTAAAGAAAACAGACCCGGAAGTTCGATTATTGCAAAAAGATTTGAAGGTTATACCACATATAAGGAATTACAAGAAAATTATTACAATACATTAAAAGAATTATATAGAATTTGTCAAAAAGATGGATTTTTGGTTATGAAATGTCAAGATACCGTGTCAGGGGGTAAACAACACTTTAGTCACGTAATGATAATGAATATGGCGTTTAAGCTTGGATTTTATCCATTAGATATGTTTGTTTTAATAAATAATGTAAGACTTAATAGTTTTGGTACAAAATGGACAAAACAAGAACATTGTCGAAAATACCACAGTTATTTTTGGGTATTCAAAAAAATTAAACCAAAAGTTAATTATGATTTTATTGGGTTTTGAGGTGAACCCAAATACATATTAACCTTGTCTCCAACCTTCATACCTGAACACGTTCCCGATGGAAATTCAATTACATGGTCACCAATACCCGAATATCTTTTTGGGTTCATTTCGTTTCGACCAGCGGGTTCACAATTTAGGTGAATTTTACTGATTCGACCATTTAATATAAAAACAATATCCAAATTAATAAGACAATTTTTCATCCAAAATGAATGATGACCAATTTTACCCATATTAAAAACCATACACCCATCTAAATGGTCTCTACCCATCATACCTCTTTGAATTTCTTCTGGTGTTGACAGATATTCCGCAGAATACTTTTGGTTATTAATTATTACTGACATTTTTTTATAAATATTTGTTTATCTCATTATTTTTTTTTATATTTTAGATATGAGACCTATTTTTGACGGAAACTTTAATTTTGAAAATCACATTGAGTTGGAATATGTTTTGGATAATTTAAATCCAAAAATAGCAATTAATATATTGGAATTAGGAATAGAACAGGGACTAAGAGAAGGTATATTCGATTTGACCGAAGTTCATTGTTTATATAAATCACTTAGATTTTTAAAAAATTATGAAGATAAGAATAATAATTTATTCAATGATAATAATGATGGGGATAATAACTAAATTATTTGTTGATACAACATACATATTTAATCATTATTTTTTGAATGGAATGATTTTCATGTCTTTAGTAAACATTTTATTAGAATATTTAATTAATAGAAAAAATGGGTAAAATAGAAACTAAAAAATATTTATACGATTTTTTTATTCTTAAAAAGAAACATTTTTGGTTTTTAATACCGACCCCAATTCTTTATTACAATAAAGAAACGTTTTTTGAAACCGGTGTATATACACCATCATTTGGGTTTACATTTAGGTTTTTAAATATTATGATTGGAATACAAATTCAAAAAAACTTATATATTAAAAATGAAAACAAAAATTGAATACGTATGGTTAGATGGATATATATCTGAACCTAATTTAAGAAGTAAAATAAAAATAATCGATTACGCCAATCCATCAAGAATAACATTGGGGGATATACCTAATTGGGGGTTTGACGGCAGTTCAACAAAACAAGCTGAAGGTAATTTTTCTGACTGTTATCTTAAACCAATCAAATTATATCGTTCGGATAATAATGAATCAGACACGATTTACGTATTATGTGAAGTTTTGGATGGAGACAATAATACACATGACTCAAATACTCGAGCATTAATTGGAGATGAAGATATTGATTTTTGGGTGGGTTTCGAACAGGAGTACTTTATCAGAAAAGGTCATAATCAAAACATTTTAGGATTTAACGGTACAATCATTGACCCACAAGGAAAATACTATTGTGGTGTTGGTGGACAAATGCATGGAAGACATCTAAGTGATGAACATTTGGATATGTGTCTAAAATATGGAATCAATATTGAAGGAACAAACGCAGAGGTTGCTATTGGTCAATGGGAATACCAAATATTTGGTAAGGGAAAAATATCAACATCAGATGACTTATGGATGTCTCGATATTTTCTTTATAAATTGGCCGAAAAATATGGATACCAAATTGATTTACATCCAAAACCTATTCAAACTGGTGAGTGGAATGGTTCAGGTTTACATACAAATTTTTCAAATAAAAAAATGAGAGAAGTTGGCGGAGAAGAATATTTTAACTCAATTTTTAAATCTTTTTCAAGTAGAACAAAAGAACACATTGATGCATATGGTTCCGATAATCATTTAAGGTTAACCGGAAAGTATGAAACACAATCGATTGACAGGTTTAGTTGGGGGTTTTCTGATAGGGGAGCGTCTATTAGGGTACCTAAAATGGTATCTGAAAATTGGACGGGGTATTTGGAAGACAGGAGACCGGCTTCACATGCCGACCCATATAGAATTGTTAAAGTTATTTCAGATACGTTAAAATTTGCGGATGAATTATATAAAACGTTATATATGATGTATTACGAATCAGATGTTATTAAAAATGATTATGGTACATTAACAAAAGATGAACTTCTTAATGATTTCAAACAAGACTAATGTTTATACATATAACACCCGACGAACTCGAGGATGAATTTAAAAATTCTTGGAAAAGTGGATTGTTAACAAACGCTCACATTGATTACGCTACCAATGCGATTCATTGTTTATTTATGAATAGACAAGAAGTTATTGTTTTTAAATTCGATAAATATGGATTTATAAACGATAATCGATGTAACAAATATTCTCTCTCTTCAGGTTCCGCTGGAATAACCATTAAAATAGAAAAAACATGATACATCAAGAAATTTTAGACACATTTGTATTTGAAACAATGAATGGTCAGTTCGGTGTTTGCAACCCAACAGAATTCGACCAAATTATTGGTTATTACAGTACAAAAATTGAAGCCGAAAACGCTTTAAAAGAATATGTAACTCGAGAACAGATTGTTTTTGAATAATATGAGTAGAATATTCTTAATCGATATTGATGGTACCATCTGTGATGATATCAGTAATGAGAATAGTCACCTTTATCCAAATGCAAAACCTATGGTTGGTGCTCAAAACATCATCAATAAATGGTACGATGAAGGAAATATCATTACTTTCTTTACCGCTCGTGAATCCAAAGACAGGACAATCACCGAAAATTGGTTAGATACACACGGATTCAAATATCATGGTTTGATTATGGACAAACCTCGTATTCAAGATGGTCAAGAATACGTGTGGATTGATAATAGAAAAGTTAGAGCAATAACTTATCTTGGTACTTGGTCTGAGTTAACAGAAGTAGACGCTAAAATTCAAATGTTTAAAAAATGAATATACGTTTAATAACAAAAATGAAAGAGATACAGACTTTTTATAGAGAGATAGGAAGTTATTGTTACGAATTGTACACGTTGATGTGTGCATTCGCATTAAAAGAAAATATACCTTACGGTCTAGATATTCATCTGAAACTCATGGATGTAGTAGAAGGAGAATATGTGGGAATTTGATTTTTTTTGAATTTTTGTTATATTTGTATTAAACCGAAAATTATTAAAAAAGTTATGAACAACGAGATGAATAACGAAGGACCAAAAACATTTGTTATTAATGATTTTAAAGCATTTCTTGAACATCTATCATTTTGGCATAACAAATCAGATGATGAGTGTATCGAATTAGCAACAAATGAATATGGTTTAGACGCCGAACAAGCATTGATGAACATGTTCGAAAGAGATTTTGTTACTGATATGAATAATAATATAATTGAAGAACTTAAAAATTTAAGAGACAATGAGGATGAATAAACAACAACAAGAATTATTGGATGAGGCTTACGAGAATTACACGAAAACTTTGGTAGGTTCTATTACTTTCTCGGAAAGAGAAAAAAATTTCAAATCAAATGGGGTTGAATTTAACTCAGGTTATCCAAATTATACCCACTATACACAAGAAGAATTCATCAATAAATGTAAAACTGAGGATGCACTATCCTTAAAGTGGAGAGAAGAATATAGAAACCTCCAATATGGCTCCAAAGAAGAAATAGAACACTTAAGTAAACATTATACACCCGATACAGAGTTCTCCCAAAGGTGGGGGTTGAAGATTGAGGAACGAGAGTTGAATTTGGAAGAAAGAGCAAAATGGTTACAAGATAATAAAGGATACGACTTATTGGTTGGTAATTTAGACCACGACCATATAAGAGAAGTTGTTGAAGAAGAAGCACCAACCAAACTAATCACAATAACATACAACGATAAAACAATAGAAAGTTATGGATAAGTTAGAATTGAATATATCACCTGAATATTCAGGTTGGATAGCAGATTTATTGGTCAGAGGTCTAATGGAACATGAGACAAGTTACGGTGATATGATACCAGTCCCCGATGAAGTGGTTAGTTTTATCAAAGAATTCTATGAAAATAAACACGAAAATGAACAACGAGATGAATAAAGAACAACAAGAATTATTGGATGATGCGTATAATGATTATTGTAGTTCTTTTAGTGATTCTATTATAGAACCAAACACAAAAGAATTGTTCATCGAGAAATGTAAACATAATGTAGAGTACTCCATAAGGTGGGGATTAAAGATTGAAGAACGAGAGTTGAGTTTGGAAGAGAGGTATGGGTTATCAAGAGTAAATGGGATATCCCCCAAATACTCATTTGAAATAGAGGATGGTAAACCAACCCCAAATAAGATGAGTGAAAGTGAGTGGTATGATAATCACAACATTCCAACCAAACTAATCACAATAACATACAACGATAAAAGGATAGAAAGTTATGAAGGGAATATTAACAAGGAATGAAGATGGTATTTGGATGGTAAAATGGTCTGATTTACATTCATTCGGTCACGGAACGCATTGGTCTTATACAGAACTATCTAATGATAGTAATTCAATCAAGTACATTAAAGATGGTGAAATTAAATATAACGTACTTAAAGAAGGTTTGGAAGTTGATTTCGAAATTATAACATCAGGATACGATAGGGTAAACTTTACACCAAATAATTCAGCTAAACTTATATTCCCAGAAGTTGATATTTTTGAAAAAGAAGGTTATATTAAAGAGTATGTTAAAGAAGGTGGTGTCCTATGGTCAATATACAAAATATCAACTATTAGTGATGGTGGTACAATTATGTTAATAAGACCACCACAAAGTAAATTAAACCCAATTTATATTCATAAAGATTATTGGACATTACATGATGGTTATCCAACAACGGATGAAAATCTAATAACTAATACAAATGAACAATATTACATAATAGATAGGTTACAAAAATATAAAAGAGATTGTGAATTTAATTTACGACAAATTAAAGATATTATAGAAAAAATAAAGCTATGAATAAAGAAATTGACATAACACTAGTGGATAAAATAGTCGCTGATACAAGGAGAGTTTGTGAGATACGATTTGATTGTATGGTGACAATGCATGATGTTGCATATAAGAAATACAAGGGAATGTGGGGACAAGAAAAACAATCCAAAACACCTCAATGGTTTAAAGCCAATCATATTCTAACATTAGAAACGGTTAAACATGCCGACCCATACGAGTTGGGAATGAGAATTAAAGAAATGTTTCATCAATTAGAAAAAACAATAGAAAGTTATGAACAACCTAGATAAACAATACCAAGCACTCCTACAAGACATACTTGATAATGGAGTAGAAAAGAAAGACAGAACAGGTACGGGGACTCTATCAGTATTCGGTAGACAAATCCGTCATTCTATGAAAGATGGTTTCCCACTTTTAACTACCAAAAAAATGTATTTCAAAGGAATTGTAACTGAATTGTTATGGTTCTTGCGAGGTGATACATCAATAGAATATCTTTTAGAAAACGATTGCAATATCTGGACAGGAGACGCTTATCAATCTTACTTGAAAGAATGTGAAAAATTAAAAAAAGATGATGAAAAAATGTAATTTTTATATCCATCACCATATTTATAATAAAAAAGAATATGGAAACAAAATACTATTTGTATATTAAAACAAGTCCAATTGGTTTAAAATATCTTGGTAAAACAACTAAAAATCCTTTCACCTACTTAGGTAGTGGTAAAATTTGGAAACAACATATTAAAAAACATAATTTAACTATTAACGATATTAAAACAGAAGTTGTGTTCGAAACAAATGATGTTAATAAATTAATTGAAAAAGGTTTGGAATTAAGTGCGTTATACAATGTTGTTAAATCAAAAGAGTGGGCTAATTTAAGAGAAGAGGCTGGTGATGGTGGTGATACTAGTAATTTTATTAATTTTACAAACCCAGTTTTTCACAATTCAGAAAGAAGTAAACATCTAAATGAGTGGTTAAAAAATGTGAGTGAAGATGAAATGAAACAAATTTTAAGAGAAAGGATTGCAAAAGTTGATTTTAATGAGAGGGATAAAAAAACAAAAGAAAATACAGATTGGGAAAGTTGGAGGGAATCTATTAAAAATAGAAAAACTGACTATACCAAATTCTTAGGTAAGGTTCACGAAAAAAATAAAAAACCAGTGCTACAATTTGATTTAGATGATAATTTTATACAAGAATTTGATAGTGCATCGTCAGCGGCTAAATCGTTAGGTTGTAGTAATGGTGGTAATATAACAAATTGTTGTAAAAGTAGATGTAAATCTACTTTAGGATTTAAATGGAAATATAAAAACATAGAAAATGAAAGCAAATAAAAATGATTTACACGAAAGTGGTCGTCCACTCTCACAAGAAGAATTCATCGACAAAATCAAAACAGATGATGAGTTTGCTAAGAAGTGGGGTGAATTAGGACCAATTTATGGTAAACAGTGGAGAGAATGGAAAACCGAAGTTGCTATTCCAACAACATTAAAAATTGATGATGGTGATGATATTGAACCCTTATATGTAAAAGGAACACAGTATATTGACCAAATCCAAAACCTAATCAACGACCTTAAAACAAACCCAGACTCAAGACGATTAATGGTTAATGCTTGGAATGTAGGTGAATTAGACCAAATGGTTCTTCCACCTTGTCATTATGGATTTCAAGTTTATACAAGAGAGTTGAGTGATGAGGAAAGATTAGATTGGATGAAACAAAATAGGTCTAAAACGGTTTTACCAATGAGAGACCCTAGTGTTGAGTTTTCTATGGATGAGTTTTTTAGACCTTATGGTGTACCTAAACGAGCAATCTCTTTAATGTTCAACATGAGAAGTACAGATGTCCCATTGGGATTGCCTTTTAATTTAGCAAGTTATGGGTTACTATTAGAAATCATCGCAAAGGGGGTTAATATGGTGCCTGATGAACTTATAGGTAATTTAGGAGATACACACATCTACTTAAATCAAATTGAAGGTATTAAAGAACAATTGACAAGAGAACCATATCAATTACCCACTTTAAAACATATGAAAACAGATGAGTTCTTTAAATTTTTGAGTGAAGATTTAAGTTTGATTACACATTTGGATAGTAGTGATTTTACCTTAGAAAACTACCAATCACACCCATCAATTAAATTACCTTTATCAAATTAAGTTATGAGCGAAGAAAGATACACTTTAAAACAGGCCGAAGAAAAATTTGGAAAAGCAAGAAAAATATTTGACATCCAAATTGGGGATAAATTATATACTGTTTATTCTATTGAAGGTTATGAACATGAGTTGGGAAAATGGAATGGTTGTCCTACAACTTGGTGGTTGGATTATTCGATTTACCATACAGAAGGAGATGATGAACAACCAACTGTAAGAGAACTTATTCCTTACATTGACAAAGGAGTTCATCGTGTTTGTTGGGGAGTTGATTACCAACAACACAATTCAACAAAGTACAAGTGGGATGGATGGGATATCAGAAGTGGTGGGATTTGTAAGATAACCGCCAATGGAAAACCTGTTTATAAGTTTCATTATAGAGATTTAAATGGAGCTTTAGCGGCCGCAAGTTGTAAGATTGATGAAATGATGTATCATCCTTTTGATTTTATAAATCCTGAAAATGAAATAGGTAGAAAAATATGGTACCATGGTTTGCCAGCTAAAGTCTTATTGGGATACGAAGTTGGTGAAATAAGAATTGAGCCTGATTATTCTTACTTATCAAAAGAAAATTGGTGGGATGAATTAGAAAGAAGAAAAACAAAAATTGAAAATACGAACCAAATAACAGAGGACGATGACGATAAACTAATTGATAAGGAACATTTTGAAGAAACCAAGGATTATGGGATTATCAATCACGGAAGCGTTTTTTACGATGGAATGATTAACTGGTTTAGAAAAGATTAAATTAGGAGAGTAATACATTTAAAAATTAAAATTAAAAAATATGAAAAGATTCATGGGAATGATGCCTTCAAATGAAGTAGAAATCATCAAGAGTATAAAAGACAAGGACGGGAAGGAAATTACAATCGAATCGGGAAAAAATGGATGGACGATTCTTTACGCAGATTCATCATCCCACTATCAAGATGTAGAATCAACCGCCGAAGAGAATTTTAACAGGGCGTTGGAAAGATTAAAATCACACGGGTTGATTTAAAAATTAAAAAATGGAAAAATATTACATCAATGTTAAAATTTCTGGCGGAAAATCAGAAATTAGTGAAATTCTAAATCTTTTTGCTAAGATACAATATCTTGGAAATGTCGGTGCGACCCGCACAATTCCGGTCGTTGTTGATGGGGATGGGTCAGGTCAGCTACGATTTGAAACTCTTGAAACAGACAACAATATAATTGACAACTTTGAATTAGAAAATTTCAAAAGTCAAGTTGACTCAGGCATAGATAAACTAGATGACCATTGGATAGGAGAGTAATACATTTAAAAATTAAAAATAAAAAAAATATGAGTTTAACAAATTACGCAAAAACAGAATTACAGGCAGCCGGTTACTTTGATGAAGATTCCGATTACGGAGGTTTAATTGGAGAGGCTGTAATGGAACTTATTGAAGTGTTCTCTAAACAAGGACACTCGGGTATGTCTGCTCCATATGTTGCTTCAATCTTTAACAAACTTGCCAACTTTGAACCTTTACTACCTATTACAGGTGAAGATGAAGAATGGGGAGATGTTAAGGATTTGGGGGATGGAAAACCTTGGTATCAAAACAAACGATGTTCTGGATTATTTAAAGATGGAAAGGATGGAAAACCCTACTACATAGACGCAATTATTAAAAGAGACCAAAAGGGGATTTGTTGGAGTGGAATGGCGTGGTTAAATGAAGAAGATTACAAATCAGGCGATAGAAGTAAAATGGTTGGAAAGAAGGGGTATGTTAAATCATTTCCTTTTGTTCCTAAAACATTTTACATTGATGTTAAGGATGTTGAGGTAG